CCCATCGCGGCAATGACTCCGATCATTGCTGCCCAACCATTAATGCGTTCTGCGTTTTCGTTCATGAGTTTTCTCCGAGTGTAAGATAAAATTTAGTTTGGTCTGATGGTGAGTTCTCATAGATGGAACTATCACCATACTCTTTGTGGTCTTTGTATCCAACCATACGACCTTTCGTATTTTGGATCGCTCCCATCATAGCAATGATGAGGAAGATTGCAGGTGGTCCTATGATAAGGGCACCGCCAATCACATAGTACGTGAGGAGTTCAATCATTAGAATCCGAACGCACCAAAAAAGAATACGCTACCACTGAAAGCATAAGAGACAACAGCAGCAACAAATCCAACCATAGCAGTCCGTCCATTCAGTTTCTCTGCTTTCTCTGCATATGACTCATACCCATAACGCTGTGCGTCAGTCTCAGAGATATACATTCTTGGTTCAGTGGCGTACATGTTTGTACGTCCACCGTCTTCAGTTGTTACAGTCATGATACGTTTCGCAATGAATCTTTACATAGTATATAGTAAACGTAAAGTTTTGTCAATACCTATATTCGCTAATTTTATCTAATACCTTTGATAAGTACTGATGACCTTTCCATTTCTCACCACTAGAAATTTTCTCTTCATCCAACTGGTGTTTCAGAATATAGATATGCGATAACAATTCGTTCTTATCAAGACTTCCTTTTGGCATATTAAATTTAACGTGTTACTTACTAATTATACGTACTTTGCCCAACCTGTCGCAATATACTTAGTTTTTGTGTTAGAAACCTGACTTCTATGGACATGGGTAAAGAACGCAGGCCAAACACATAACTTACCAGCCTTCGCTTCTATAACAGCATCTTGATTTAAAAACTCAGTTCCACCATCGTCAACATCGTTCAGATAAATCATCCAAGCAAGGACTCTCTTCATCGCAGTGGGATCATATCCTGATGATTCGCAGTGCCATTGTTTAAATCCCTCTCCTGGATTATATTTCTGCAAATTATAAGAACCATCCACATCCCAAGGACTGTCAAGAGCATTAATGCCTATACAAAAATCCATGTACTCACGAACTCCAATAGACACTGCCTTTCCTAGGATAATGTCAGCCATACATTCGTCATGGAAATCCATTCTCAAATCGGTACTAACTTTAATATTAGAATCTATCTCATTGCCAGCAACCTTTCCTAAGGTATGTTCATTACTATTTTTTTCAAAAAAATCCAGTACCTTCAGACAATCTTCTGTAGATAAAGCACCTTCTTTTTGATATACAAAATTCATTTATTAATCTGATTATCTAACTGAGATTCCATCCTAGCCACATGCACAACCAATTCCATATGTTGGCTCTCCATAATTTGTAGTTGATGTTGAAGTTTTTCTATCATATCATAAAGATTTTCATGAGTACAATCAATTTGTGACTTGTCTTTAGGAATCGTATATCCCTTATCAGTATTTGAATAGAACCATTTAGCAAGTTTTTTGACTTTCTTTTTCATTTGATTACTCAGTCTAATTGGTAACAAGTTGATCGAGCTAGTTCTGGATTCTTTTTGAGTGTTCTAAACACATGACCGTGAACGTCTGATTCTAAAGTAAGGTGTGCTTTAGTATGCACGAACTGAATCATGAATAACATTCCAACAAACGTAAGGTTTAGGTAAGTAACTGGATGATTAAAACCTTTCCATAGAAATTTAATCACTGGTGTGTTCATTACAAATACATCAATAGTATATATTACTGGGCATTAAAAAGGGACTCTCGTCAGAGTCCCCAAACATCTAGATGTTTATTTTATCTGGAAGATCAGAAGTTGTACTTCAATCCCACCTTACCGCCGTATCCACGGTCGAGATCTTCGTCACCAGAACCGACAAAGGAGACTTCACCATATGCACCCAGTGCATCGGTAACAGCGAACCCAAGACCTGCCTTACCAGAAGGAACAGTGTCACTCTCAGCGCCGTCAGGGGAGACTACAGTAGCACCGCCTTGGACGTAGTATGATGCAGACTCACCCAGTGCGCCTTCGTAGCCCACATGAAGGTCAGTAGCGGCACCGTTGTAGTTGGATCCAGTCCAACCAGCATTGGTTTCTACGTTAACGTAGGGACCTGCAAGGGCAGCACCAGCAGAAGCGAACAGAGCAGCGGAGGCTGCGAATACAGATTTAAACATTTAAGAATACCTTTAGTTACTTGCGGAATGGTTACCCGCAGATGAATAGAGACATCGACTTGTCTCGTTGTTAAGTATACAACTGGCACAGTGCCAATTGTTACAACCCGTAATAAAACAGGTTGGTTCAGTATTTATACTACCTTAGATTTTGAGGTTTGTCAAGCGCGAGATTAGGCAGTGTCCCTATCTCGTCCTGCAACACGTCCAAGGTAAGGATCATACTCAGTGATCTTATCGATAGTTAGATCACTGCCACGGGTCTCCCAGAGGTTCCTGAGACCGTCATGAGATCCTCTATGGAAGATCTCAATATGTTCTGGATGAATGGAAGATCCCAATTCGATCTTATACAAAAAGATAGGAGCAGCATATGAAACTCCAGAGTTGTAGATAAGATCGTCTGCAACTGGACGAGGCTTTACACCGTTGTCCAGTTTATATTTTTCACCACGGCAGTGGTGATCAATGATTTTCTTAGCATGATGTCTAGTTATGGCATAACATGCAGTAGAGAAGTCATTGACAAATCTACGATGAATATTGACATGCAATTCACCAGGACAAATGATTGCTACCTGGCAAACATCCCAATCGTATGGAATCCTAGAGATGAATTGTCTCCAGGTGAATGTCCAATACCTAGCAGTACTGATGTCACAATCATCTTCCATGATGATTGCGTAAGGTTCATCAGTTTCCTCGTAGAAATGTTTGATAGCTTGAAGGTGAGATGTGACGCATCCAATCTCACCAGGACTCATGCTATCAGGATATCTGCCTTGGATAATATCACTGAGATCATCACCAATCTCAGGTCTACCATCGTAAGCAGAGACTCTAGTATAGTCTTTGATCTCCCAATAGTCAAGTTGTTCTTGCATCCACTCCCAGCGTTCTGGTTGACCATCAAGATTGATGACATAGAGAGGACCAAACCCCTTCAATTTATAAGTAGATTTATTCTTGTCCATTGGGATCTAAATCAAAAAAGAATACTTGTGTTAGTCTGCTAGTTTCGAGAGTAGTTCCAAATCCAGGAACTATACTCCTATGATACAACGATTTGCCTCGATATGCAACCAGTCTATTATAGACGTTACCTACGGCAAGATTCATTTCCCATTCATCATCATCGTCTTTATGATAAATTCCTGTTCCAGATTCAACATCTGGATAGGGAGTGAGATAGAGAACAGCTGCCCACTCGGTACATACATCAGTGTGTATCCAGGTTTCTGTCCCCTCTTCACAAGATTGGCAATAGAAAGTATCATTATCCCAGTACCATTTAATCTTTGCATTAAAAATTTTCTGGAGTTTGGCATCGATCTCATCAAATAGATCTCCACCAAGTCCTTTAGAACTCCTACGTCCAGGAACATTTTCCTGAATGTAAGTGTAATCTAATGAAAGTGCAGTTTGTCTAATTAGATCTGGATTATCTAAAAAGTTATCAATAACAATTAAGTTCTTATCCATCCTTCGGCATAAAGATCAGAGGTGTTCTTATCTTTGTAGTCTGGTCCAAACCACATTTCAGGTGCAACAACTGTGCCCTTGTTATTCTGAAGATATGCTCCCCACCAAGACAGAGATGAGTTGGCGATGATTGCACCAGAACATAGACTCATGATGCAAAGGTCCACGAAAGGTTCCCAGGATCCATCTGAATACTTGTCTTGAGGTTCAGAGACTAAGAACCTATCATGAGAAAAGAACTCCTGTTCCTTGACCCATTCTGGAGAGTCTGAACAGACAACAACAGGTTGATCATCATCAAAATACTTCAGAGCTTTCTCGTAATAGGAAATCGGTTGTGGTGGATGTTGCGACGAACATTGAGTATACGACCACTTAAATCCCCTAGCATCGACAAGGTTAGGATCTCCCCTACGAACATGAAGAAAGATCGGTGCTTGATCGAGAGAATCGATCATCTCTTTACATGGATCCAGAATTGAATCGTGGAAAGTAAAGTCTCTTAGAATCTCATTCTTAATGTTCGCAAAGTATTTCTCCGACTGAAAGAATCCAAACAAACTAACGTCATTCGGACACATTCTATGCAGTTCTTCGTCAAAGTGGAAATGTTTTTCGACAACCACTGGAGCATGTCCACGATCAAGAACATGTAGGTTGGAAGAACCAACAGATTCTAACTTGAATGCTCTACCGAGACTATAGTTATCAACACGTTTTGCATCATGTGGAGGAATACCGAATTGGTATCCTCTCATTGCAGCAATACCTCTGACTGCTGCATACTGGAACATCTGGTTACCCAGTCTTCCTAAGTTTCCAAGTTGATTAAAGGCTAGCATTGAGTTCTTCTCCCCGACGTTTAATGTAATCTAATTTTGAATAATATTGAGTCAAACTGTCTTTACTTTGTGTACGAATCCAGTTCCATAGTCGATCATTATCTTGAAACTTAGGATTGTGATAGTGTGAGTTGAACGTTCTACCATGTTCAAAATGATAGATGTCATCAATGACTCTGCCTACTTTGAACCCAAAAAGATTGAGTCGATAATAGAACTCACAGTCTTCAGCACCCCAAGAAATAAACTCTTCGTTCCACATACCAGCGGAAACCTGTGCGGCTTTTGTAATCATCTGACCCCATCCAATAGAAGAAGGGATACGTTGTTTGTTACTGTCAAGAACACTCAGATCAAAGTCTGTTCCATCGTGAGAGGAAAGAAACTTATCCAACAACTTGTCGGAATAGTTTACAGCCCACTGATAGATCCCGCATCCAAAAGGATAAACAACATCAGATCCTTCTTGTGTAATTCCTTGATAGGCAAGTTCATGACTATTTTTTGGTAGGACTACATCAACATCATGATTGTAGATGATTGGAGTTTCAGCTGCTACACATAGATCATTTAGAATTCTAGTTTTATGGAAGAATTTTTCATCACTCTTCTCAAAACTATGTTTCAGTTGACCGATGTCACCAACATACTTCTTGATTTGAGGAAGAGCGAACTCAATAAATTGTGATTTGGTATCAACTTCTTTGATTAAAACTTTGGCCTCAGGAAAGTTCTTGAGTAGATACGATACTGATGTAATTACGTTACGAAGACGGTCATCAGATTCGATTCTACAAGGCAATAGATAACTTAAATCTTTCATTCGGGAGTCACAGGTGTTGGATCATTGTGAAGTTTGACCCATCTCTTTGGAATCATATCCTTCATATCGTAGTGGGCATATGCAGATCCAAACCAGGGATCGGGTACAACTACCTTTCCTGTGTTGTTCTGCAACCATGCTCCCCACCAAGACAGAGATGAGTTGGCGATGATTGCCCCTCCACAAAGACTCATTAAACAGAGATCAATGTATGGCACAGAAGCACCATCACCAAACTCTTCGTAGGATGAATCTGAGAAGTGGAATCGATCACCTTGCAACCATGGTTGTTCTTTACACCAGTCAATGGTATCAGATACGACAATAATATTTTTATCTTCTGGAAACTCTTTCAAAGCTTCGAGATAATATTCTTTCTTACACAATGGATGATATTCTTGTACCATTTGATAAGACCATTTCTCACCTCTCCTTCCAGTAAGATTCGGAGAACCTCTACGAACATGTAGAAAAATACATCCCTCACGTCCACCAAGAGAATCAATATAATCTTGGCAAGGTGTTAGGTAAGATTCCTTAAAAGTAAAATCTTCGCGAATGGAAGCAGTGATCTTCTCAAAGTATCGCTCTGTCTGAAAGTTACCAGAGAAGTCTGAATCATCGGAACATTCATTAAAAATTTGTTCATTGAAATGCATGTCACGATATTCTACCCTATTGGCAATAAAATACTCTCCAATATTTTTTTCCAGATCACAATTAGTCAGTTCAAAACAATCGAATAGACCATAGTTGTCTAGTCGATCTGCATCTGGTCCAGGAACAAACCACTCAAATCCCCTATTGTCTGCAACTCCGCGAACAAAAGCGTACTGAAACATCTGGTTACCCAGCCGACCTTCATTACCGAGTCCCTTAAATGTAATAGCCATTTCACTTACTCCAATCTAAAGTTTCCCAACGTGCAGGAACGATCATAGAAGTATCTAGGTGAGTCATAGAAGACCCAAACCACTTCTCTGGATTAGGAGCAACAATTTTTCCACGATCATTCTGCAACCAAGCTCCCCACCAACTAAAAGAACTATTTGCAATGATGCCACCAGAACAAAGACTCATCAAACACAGATCAACCTGTGGGAGAAGAGTATTCTGCATCTTACCAGTACCATCAATAGTCTGATACGGATACCTTTCATTGTTTTCATTAAACATGAATCGATCATCACTAAAGAATGACTGTTGTTTGCACCAGCCAATATCATCAGTGAATACAAAACATGGAGTATCTTTGGGGAAGTGAGTTAACGCTTCCTCATAATAACTGATCGGAAGAATAGGATGGAACTCTTCCCTGCCGATGTTATCTGCCTGTCGGACATGTATAAAAATGGGATCACAGTCAAAAGAGTTAACCAACTCATTACAAGGATCCAAATAATCCGAGCGGAAAGTGAAGTCCTCATGAATATTATCCACTATATGTAAGAAGTAATCTTCACACTGTAAATATGCATCGATATTTACATTATCTTTCGTATAATATAATTTATCATCGAAAGCATGTGTAGACTCTCCTACGTTAGGAAAGTTAGTAATCCCCAAATTATCTGACTTGCAATGAACCATTTGAAAGGTCTCAAACAAACCATAATTATCCCGATGATTAGTATCATCAGGAGGAATCATCCAATCATATCCGTTGTAAGCAGCGATGCCTCGCAAGGAGGCGTACTGAAACATTTGATTACCTAGTCGTCCATTACTTCCTAGACGATTATAACTGATGGTCAAAGGTCGATCCTCCAAAACGGTTCGTGAATTTCTGCAGGGTTCTTAACAAAGATTATGTTGTCTCCGTAAAGATCAATCAATTCATCTTCATGTTGATCAATAACATCTTGAATCTCCTGAACATAAACAGTATACCCGTCTTTCAGTAAGTCTTCAACCAGCAAGAATCGTGGACTCTCTACTGTCATATCAGATCCTTTCTTAAAGGCAATGCTCTCAATGAAAAAAGGAAGATTGTTTACATTCTGTTCGATGCAATATCGTTTAATAAAGTTTGCATGTACATTATTAAAGTCATCTGTAATACCAGGAAGATTATACTCAAGACCAACGGTCTTAGCATAGTGTCCCAATGCACGATTATCTCGGGGCAAACAAGGACCACCAAAGCCTAATCCATAACCTAGATATTTACTTCCAACTCTAGTATCATCTCCGACAGCAGTAAGAACATTATCAATCTCATCTCCACAACCAGAGTTGTAAAGAATTTGACCCATCATATTTGCGTAACTAATCTTATATGTAAGGAAACAATTCACACCAATTTTAGTGATCTCTGCAGCCTTGCGAGACATTGGATAGAAGTGAACATCACTATCCTGAATGTCCTCATAGATCATTTGAATCTCACCAAATCCTCTAGAGTCATCTCCTCCACAGAGAATCATATCAGCACCTCTCATATCACGAATGATAGTTCCTTGTGCAATAAACTCTGGATTATAATACACAGAGATGCCACGATCTTTGAGACGATCCTGGACCGTATCACTGTACCCAGGATTGACTGTAGACCCAATAACAAAAACTTTATCCTGCAAGTCAGGAGATTTTAATAGATCCTCCACAACCATGTCCACACACTGGCAGTCATAACTACCGTCTGGAAGAGAAGGAGTGGGGACAAACGTAAAGATAAAATCTGATGAACGAATAACTTCTTGGTTATTGACCGTAGCCTGAAAATTTTCAGCTCTCATTAAAAGATCTTCAACTTCAGGTTCGTTACTAAAAATTTCACGACTGTTCAGTTGAGTGACGTATTTTGATTGCACGTCAGAAACAATGACAGAATGGCCACTCTCTTCACAAAGAAGAGCGAAGCAGATTCCTAGACGACCTGCACCAATGACACCGATTCTCATTTCTTGTTAACCAAATTAAATGTAGGGATGGGAAGCATTTTATGCTTATTTTTGCAGTTGAAGTCATGGAGAATACGAACTGCTGGACCATTGCCATATTCCATGGCATGTTCTAAGTCTGCATAAGATGCACCAATCTGATCCTCATCAGTGCGTCCATCGTCCCATAAACCATCAGTAGGTTTTGCGTTGACAATCTCAGGAATTACTCCCATGAACTGTCCAAGTTCTCTTACTTCTGTTTTATAAAGATCAGCAATCGGAGCAATATCAACGCCACCGTCACCATACTTAGTATAAAAACCAACTCCATAGTCTTCTACTTTGTTACCAGTACCAACAACGATACCATCTACAGATGCAGCAACCTGATATAGAGTAATCATGCGAAGTCGTGATCGACTGTTAGCACCTGCCATCTTATTAACAGAGTACTCCATACCAAATTCATTACCAATGGTCTCAATAAACTTCCCAAACACTTCAGAAAGATCAGCTTTCAGAACTGTCACATTAGGATAGTTATTTTCTAACCAGAACAGATGAGCATCAGATAGAGTCTCCTGTTCTTTGTTTTGATTGATTGGCATACCCACAACATAAACTGGAAGACCAGTCTTTGCTGCAAGGGTAGAGGAGACTGCGGAATCAATACCACCAGATACTCCGACTACCAAAGATTTGATTTTGTTTGCACTACAATAATCACATATCCATGCGACAATACCGCATGTAAGTTCCATATAATCAGGGATTCGATTCATCTTTCTTTGTAGCTAGAATAACAGTGTTTTCATAGTCTCTACCAACGTCAAAGGTAAAAGTTTCCTTCATCTTGTCGATGAAGTCATTATAGTGGAAATCATTAAAGTTGACAAGGTTGTAGATAAGATAAGCAAACTTAGTATTGGTAACCAATTTGTCATAGTATTCCATTTGGACTTCAAGACTGCACTCAGACAAAGCATAATTGCTGATGAAGAGATCAATGTCCGCAATCTCTTCATACTCAGTACATGGGATACATTTTACTTTATCTTTAATATCAGGAAACTGATCAATATACTTTCTCTGTAAAGCACTTACTTCAGGAAGATCAATAAGAACGTACTCATCAAACTCACAAACAGTACTAAGAACTTTACATAGTCCACCATACCCTCCACCAACTTCAACAATACGACTGATAGGCGAATCATTGATCATGAAAGCCATCTCAAACGTATTCTTGATGTACCTCAGAGTAGTAGGAGAAATCTGACCATCAATGCCAGGATAAACATGTTTGTTCGGGGAACCATACTTATCATTTTCTTTGAATCCCTCAAGGTTTTCCTCAAGAGCTTCCTCATTCATTTCACGAGCTATATTTAAATATGCCTGACCCTGTTCCTTAAGAACATGTTCCAGAATAGTTGTATATTCAGGGTTAGATTTAAATACTTCAAAGGAAGAATCATCTTCCACTGCTTCAACGCAAGCACGTAAGTACTCGTCTGCAATTTTATCTTCGGCTTCCCAACCGCTTCTATCTACTGTGGTTGTCATACTGTTACAGCTCTTTGGTTTCTAAGGGGATCTAATTGGTTTAAGTAGTTTGCATACATATAGTCTTCCGCAACTCTCATCTCTTTAGCGATATTAAAGTTCTCTTTAATAGCGTCATTCTTCGACAAGTAATATTCTTGAGTCAACTTATCCCAAGGAATATTTTCCCAAGGATTTTCCTGATCGAGAAAGATTATTCCCTCATGATTAAAATATTGTGCAACTCCTGGTGTACCATAGTACACGGGAATAGTTCCACAAGCAAAGCAATCAGTCAGTTTCTCAGTAAAATATGTTGGGTAGTTTGCATTCTCTACAGCAAAGGAAAACAAGTAGTCTGCAAGTGCTCTAGATTTTTCTTTAAGTGGAAGTTCCTGAGGAAGTCCCCAACCAAAAAGATCATCCCCTCCAAACTTATTAAAGTATTCCTGAACTACTTTGAGACGACGTTGGTGTCCAAGAGTATATCCTTTGTTGGATGCTACCATCGAAACTAGTTTACACTTGTCATAGATATTTCTATCCATAACCCAAGGAGCAGCATTAGAAAGACAATAGAGGAACTTACCTTCAGGACCAGACTCTTCAGTGAGTCTTTGATCACAAGTAAAAATACCGTCTACTCTACTAGCAACAAAGTCATAGTTTTCTTCAATGAATTTATACTGATCTGGAATGATTTCTCTAGATTCAAGCAACCAAATAAACTTTGGTAGATCACTAGTATCTTCTAGGACTTCCAAAGCTCTTGTATTTACATACAAATTACAAAATCCAGATCCATCACGTACCCAGCGAGTATAAACAGATCTATTGTTTGCAGATGTGGAAGGTTCCAAATCATCATTGCAAATTAAGTTGATTGGAAACTTTTGGTCTGGAGATAGGACTCTAGTGTCAGTGTTGTCTAGTCCTGTATTTCTCGTTAGAGATTTTTTAAATCCTTTACTCATGGCAATGTTTCATTTCTCTATAAACTTTTTCAATACCTTCTTTGATACTAGTTTTTGGTTTCCACCACTTAGTAATAAAGGTATCTGCCTGGTTGCGAGCATCTTTCTGAACAGTGTCCTTCGACTCTGCAGGAATGACTTGTACTTCTCTACCATCAGTACCAAATAGATTCTGAATAATCTTTCCGATTTCCAAAATACTTGTACTGACAAAAGAAGTAATATGAAGAGGGTCAGTAGAGGTGAAGTCATCGTAATTTTCCATGACTGCCTCAAGAGCTTCACAGCAATCTTCTGCGTAGAGAAACTCTCGTTGTTCTGTACCATCTGTCATCATGTCAATGACACCATTCCTAAATCCCTTATCGATAAAGTCTGTAATGACATGAGCTTTTTCCATGTCATTTTCAATACCATATACGTTCCAGAATTTAACAATCTTGCCACCCAGGGACTCAGTATATAGTTCACCAACTCTCTTCATAACTCCGTAAGGAGAGTAACTCATACTGCTCATCTGAGATGAAGCAAATACGAGAGGAACCTTATACTTCTCAATATATTGGAAAGCATTACACATCATCCTTGAATTGTTATCAAGGAACTTAAATGTATGTTGATACTTTTTCAGATAGTGAGATCCACCAACATCGAATGCAAGAAAGAAACAAAAATCTGTATCTTTCAATACATCCTGCAAGCAGACATTAGGAATACGAGTCATATCCTGATAGTCTGCATTGACTTTATCAAACTCAATTACATCATGTCCTTTGACCTTCAAATACTGAGTCAAATATGCACCAATCTGACCCGAAGATCCCAAAATAGTAATTTTCATTCCCAACCAACAGTATGCTTAGATCCAAAGTTTACTAGTCCAGTTCCACTCATATGTCCAACTTCAGTTACATCAATCGTAGGATCTTCAATTGCATCCCACATATCCTGAACTTCAGGCCAAGCAGGACCAATATCATCTAGAAGAATGATACCTTTCCATCCTTTGTCATTCAGAAACTCCATCATCTCAACTTCTTGAACACCATCATGTGGATCAACATCAATCATAATGATGGAGATCTCATCATAGTTTAGAGTTTCATCTTCACGGAAATCTTGAATCTTAAATTCAATGTTATCCTTCACGATTTTAGATGCACCTTGCTCAACCAAATCATAACTAATGACACGGTTGTTTTCGTTATAGGAAAGTGCAAGAGCAGATCCACCGACGCGAGTACCTACATCAAGGATAACAGAATCATTAAAGCAGGTAGAGAGATATGCATAGAGACGATATTCAGACTGACCAGCAGAGAGCCAGTCATTAGCATTTAGAGATACACTTTCAAGTTCAAAGACATCTAGGTTTCTGATCTCAGATTTCTTGAGAACAATTGTAGTGTCAGGTACTTTAGTAATAGTTTCAGACATTGGTCAGTTCACGTTCAGCTAGTTTACGGGTTTTAATTTGAGTAGAGATCCACTCATAAGTTTTGCGGATTCCTTCCTCAAGAGTTTGAGAATAATCCCATCCTAGTTTCTCACGAACTAGGTCATTATTAGAGTTACGTCCACGCACTCCTAAAGGTGCGTCGAGTTTGTGCAACTTTGTCACTACTTTACCAGAAACACTGGCAGCAGTCTTCACCAGTTCATTAATAGTAACCATCTCTTCAGAACCAATATTAACTGGTCCCATAAAGTCACTATCCATCAGTCGTCTAGTCGCTTCAATGCATTCATCAATGAACAGGAAGGAACGAGTTTGTAAGCCATCTCCCCACACCTCGATGCCTCCACCGACCTCTGGGAGGAGAGCGACTTTACGGCAGATTGCAGCTGGTGCCTTCTCCTTTCCACCATCCCAAGTTCCTTCGGGACCAAAGATGTTGTGATACCTTGCAACACAAATAGGAATGCCATAGTTCCTATTGTAAGCAAAATATACTCTCTCCGAGAAGAGTTTCTCCCATCCATATTCAGAGTCTGGTGCTGCGGGGTATGCAGATTCTTCACGGCAGTCAGGGTTATTGGGGTCTAATTGATTGCGCTCTGGGTACATACATGCAGAAGAGCTATAGAAAATCTTGGTCTTATTTACTCCAAGAGAATCATTGAGTTTCTTCTGTCGATCCAGTACATTTAGATTTATACTAGCAGAATTATGCATAATGTCTGCAGAGTGTTCATCGGTAAAGATATATCCTGCACCGCCCATGTCTGCAGCGAATTGGTAAATCTGATCAAAGGAGGTATTATTAACTGTAAGAATACTTTCTACAAGGGTTTGATCACGAAGGTCTCCAGCAACGAATTCATGTGCCATCGTTTCAGAAAACTCAGGATATTTTAAATCAACACCTCGAACCCAATAACCTTCTTGGATCAGACGTTTCACCATATGACTTCCAATGAAACCACCAGCACCGAGAACCAATGCTGTTTTTTGTTGCGTCATGTTTTAATAACGTACTGCGTTGTATTTATTATATTATGTCGATCGGTTTTCCGCAACCCCTCTATACAAAAATTGGGTCTCCTAGGAAAGGAAACCCTCAAATAATTAACCTTCTTTGTCTTTCCTATCGTTAAGACCAGCGGTATATACTTCACGTAAACCAATTGATCCTTGATACCAACCAGTAGCAATATATTTGTCACCACTCAGTGGAGGATTGCCTCTATGAAGATGAGTAAAACCCCCTGGCCAAATTAGGACAGTTCCTCTCTTTGGTTTAACTCGTAGTTTCTGATATTGAAACTCGGTCTCACCACCCTCTTTAACATCATTTAAATAAACCATCCAAGCAATGGTTCTATGTTGAACGTCCCAGTTTAGATTCTCACCATGAAAAAGATGATAACCTTGTGTTGGTTCTGTTTTTTGCACTAGCGTTAATGCACTCACATAATTAAAGTTAGTAAGATATGGATATTCTCCGACATAATCAAAGAGACATTGGTCAACAGATTGCATTAGTTCTTTATTCTCTTTCGGAGAAAATGCACTAAAACAAACTTGTTGATCCTTCACTTGCATGAAGTTTCTCGGGGCAACATGGCTAGAGTTATCCACGTAACGACAGATCCAATTGCAAAAATCTGGGTCTATCGCTCCTTCATAGAGACCAATAAAATCTTCGTACTTAGGTTTCATTTTCGGGGGGTTGCAGGCTCGCCACCAATTCTTTTACTGGAAATTGGAAACCAGGCGGGATCAATCCCATCCGCACCAGCAGGCTTAACCCTTATCCTACGGGGATCTAATTTCACAATCCCAAGGGTTTATGATAATAGACTGTCGTTGTCCATCAATTGTAAACATTTCATCGACAGCATGTTTGATGCCAGGACCAAAGATAACTAATCGATTTTGCAATGGTTTGATTGACTTTCGGTCTTCAAAAAGAAGTTTACCACCAAGAATATTTTCTATTCTCAAGTAATAAACTAAAGTGCATATTGGAAAAGAATTGACACCTTCTTGTCTGAAAAGAATCTCATCTTTATCCATATGCCAACCAAGTTCGGGGTTATTTTGACTCCAAACTTCATAACCAATACATTCTGATAAATCAAAATGTTTTTTTGCTTCATCCAATAATGGATTTAGGCATTCAATATTCTCCTTCGGTTGGAGATAGTAGTTATGGTAATTAATATTAGCATCAAGAATTTTTTTTACCTGAAGATCAGTTAAAACATCATCTAGAATAAACATATTACCAATGATTAAGAGGGCATGTAGCCCCATTAAAACGAACTTTATTTACCATGAAGCAACCACATTCCTTGCACCTAGAACTTTCAAATTCATAACGATCACAAGATTCACAAATAGAATTACGTAGATCAATCAAATCATCAGATACAAGAAGTCGCCTAGTCTTTGCGAAGGACTTGGCAATATCTAAGGCAGTCTTAGATAAATTTCTTGCTTGTTCAGGGATACTGGGGAAGTCGTTACTCATTAAACAAAGGGGTCATTGATCCCGACCAGGGTGATTTTATAGTCGTCCCAGGACTAGCTCCACCAGTGCTGTTATAGTCCATCCGTGACTTTAAGATCATGAGGATACAGTGTCTTTTACATAACAAGGTACACCATCTGGATCTAACCATTTAGGGTACTCATGGTCTTCAATAGCGAGGAGCATCTGATCTCCATTATCAAACAAGTAAATGTCAGAATACTTTTTAGTATATTCATTCGCTTTCTGCAACCGAAAATCTGGTTTACCATTCAGTTGAATGTAGCCTCTCTGCACAAAACGATAAGGATATCGTTCGTGAATAACAATGGTTTTTGTTGAAGCAACAGACTTAGGATCTAGATCGTTCATGAAACAGCACAGTTAAGGTCATTAAAAAGACATTCGACTAGAGTTTGATAGTCGTCTTCAAGATCTCCAGAGAAATCTACACCTTCCTTTTCGTAAAATCTACGAACTTTCTTATAGAGTTTTGGATTTTTAACATCTAGATAACAATCGCCATTTGCAGCTGCGGTGAGCATACCAATGTCTTTTTTGAACTTAGCTAGAACAGACATGAGTCGGTTAAGTGTACGAGTTAATTTTATCGTATTGGACTGAGGTTGTCAAGAAGCTTCTGCCGTTTCTTGGTATAGTTTGAAGTAGTCATCATCCATAGGAGATGCAATCCCTGCTTCGATAGAAGCTTTAATTACCTCTTCAGAAGGCACCATCATAACATCTTTTCCGTCTGGTGTGAGAATATGAAATGATTCTCCTTTCTCAACTCTATCAAAGATAGAATCAAAATCAGACTCTAATTGTTCCAATGTAATTTTTTCCATCGAAGGGTATAAAATTAAATGTTTACGTCTGTGGGGTCGGAAAGAGAATCTGATTTTTTATTAAATTCATCTAGTCTGTCTCTCGTAGTTTCCCTCTTCCTAAGATACTCAAGAATTGATGCAGCAGAAGTAAATTCATATGGATCATCTGCAGAGTTATTCTTTTCTCCAGATTCTGGACCTTCCATAACTTCGTGAATAACCATATTATCATGAATAACCAAAGCATGTCTCCATGCACGTCTACCCATACCAGTATTGAAGAACTGTACTACTTTTTGTCCTTCAGAAGCGAATTTTTCAAATCGCAATAGCCATGCTCCATTACCATCACACAAGTATTGTTGTTTCTTGATGCCCATAGACTTCCACCAGGCTTTCATCACCCATGGATCGTTCATAGAACAGCAATAAACTTCGTCAATTCCATGAGATTTGATTTCATCATAGGCTTCCTCAAACTCTGGTACATGTTTGGTACTACATGTAGGAGTGTAGGCTCCACAAACAAAGTATACTACTACTTTTTTGCCCTGCAGTTCATCGTGTATTGTTTTTTTCTTTAACGTATTTTTTTGCGTTAAGTAAAACAATTCAGCATTTGGGACTTGAAACATGATTTTAAATTCTTTAGACGTAAGGTATATATTCAGCCAAGTGGTTCCATAAATTGGAACTGCTCTTTTAGATTATACGACAGTTTATAGTTTTCCGTCAACACATAATATCCAATAATTGATGATCCGTCACACTCAAATCCATATCCTTTGACACACTCCTCAGCATCATCAATACGGAATTTTTTATCACCAGAAAGGTATGAGTGATATCGTTCGTCAAGATTAATCATTAGCGTTCCTCGAAAGTTAATTTGCGAACTTTACGTTTGCGTCGTTCCTCCTGGTATTTTAGGTCAGAATTTGTTAGAAAACCCTGACTTTCATCATAATTTTTACATTTAATAATAATTACGCAATTTAAATCTACCGCCGTGATGGTGTCATCTTTGATCATCATATTGTTTTCGCAACCACAGGCTTGTAGTTTCGATGATGAGATGATCTCTTTATTGCAACAGGTGCATTTTGTATGTAACATTTGTTTCTATGGGAGATACTGGGATCGAACCAGTGACAACCTCGGTGTAAACGAGACACTCTACCGCTGAGCTAATCTCCCAATGAAACCCACAGATCAGGATTAGAAACATCGGATTCTGAATCTGAATTAATATTAATGTGAGTTGTAATCATTATATCATAAGAAATAGAAAAACGGAAGTCTTTTCCATAAAATTCTGTGACTTGATGACGTAATGAAGAAGGGAAAATCAAAAGTTGATTTTCGGTAGGCGTATATTTAACGTTGGTATTTGGTATGTGTACTGGTAATACATTGAGTGGATGATCAGGAGAAGAACCGAAGATAATGTCTCCACCGTTATCGGGCCCGCATCTAATATAAAAAACTGCACTAAGATGAGCGTTCATATGGGCATGTGGAGCAACTCCACCACCTTCATCACATATAACAGGCCAAGATTTTTGAATGTAAAATTTATAATTGGATGTATTTACACCAATAGCTCTCAGATAATTATCAATATGCCCATACAAATGTTCATTTATCCACTCGAATTCTTCAAGTTCTGAGATTTGATGTTGACCTGTTACGTCTCCAGTGATATTTAATGAGTTACCGATGAAGATTTTATCTCCATTCTCTTGAGTGTATTTATAGAAATACCTTTCAATTTTATTTTTCTGTTCCTTAGTTGGAACAATTTCACCATTATATATTGGTGTAGCAAACCAAGCGTCAATATGCATTAGAATCTGGAAGGTCTTGTGGATTTTCTAAATCCATTTCATAAATCAAAGGCATTGCAAGTTCTTCTGTGAGATATGAGGAAGATTTGTACAGTTGTTCATCTGTAATTACTTTATTTTTATTTGCTTCCATGATTACTTCTGGATCTTCCCTGGCAACTGATGGTATTTCATCAAATGTAAATGGAATATAATTCATAAAATACATTTTTACAATCATGGTATGATCTCCAGTTTCATACCAAACATATGATTGTTGAACCCTTAGTTTATTCATATGTTTTTTGCACACATTGATATTTAACATGTACGGTTTAAGCGGGTGATCGGGATCGAACCGATGGCATCTAACTTGGAAAGATAGCGTTCTACCGCTGAACTACACCCGCATTGGTCCCGTAAATGCAATGTTACCAGCGATCATAAATCTATTATCTACTGGACAGGGCTCCACCTGGTGAGACATATGACCTGCAAATACAACTAACCTACCCTCAGTGACCTGAATTTCGTTACCTTCCAATACTAGAGGGGAACTTCCTTCTGGGCAATTAATATAGTATGCAAAGGACATTGCATACGGGTAATGGTTATGATACGTTGCATAAGCTCCTTCATTATACCACATTCCCCAATAGTCTGCAACTTTAAAGTTTTTATATTGAGAAGGGCTATCGTAATAAGCAGTACCAGTTCCTTGAGCAATAAGATCAGCACAGTATAAACTTTCTGAATCTATCCAATCAATTAAAATTGATAATTCTTTACAGTCAACTGGAGTAGTTGTAGATATAAATTCTGTTCTACGTGCTTGACCATTAATAGTAATTTCATAATAATACTCTTTAATCCATTCCATAAGTCCTGGATTAATTTCTTCCCAATTTGGACACTCTAAAATTACAGGTTCATACAACCTATAATTTGAACTTGCGGTTGAATAGTTTCTATAATTCATATGTCGATGAAAGGACTTGAACCTTCAAGAGTTGCCTCACTAGAACCTAAACCTAGCGCGTATACCAATTCCGCCACATCGACGAACGACTCAGGTTGGACTCGAACCAACGACCGACTGCTTAGAAGGCAGTTGCTCTATCCAGCTGAGCTACTGAGTCAAAAGGTAGTTCCTATCGCCGCTAACCTTGAACTACCAAGGAGGTTACCGCAGTGGTACTAACCACTTTTATAATATAACGGATAAACTGATTGATGTCAACCTCTTATGCCAGACATCCAATCACCAGAACCTTCTTGGAAAGTTTCAGATCCCCCAGGAGGATTGATCTGAATAGTAAGTTTACCCTTGTGCGTAGAAAAGTTATACATCACTTCATGGATGTTGTCTGGCTCTTTATTTTCTTCTTTGCGATTTGATTCTTCTCTTCTTGATGCTTCCTCAAGCATTTCTTCATGAGTCATTTGCTTTTCACTTTTAATTGGAGAAGGACCAAACCAAGGATCATCAGGTAGGATTATAGGTGCTGGAATTCCAGTGTATTTAAAACTAACATCAATATTAGTTTTCCCATCAGACTTTACTTTACGATTTGATTTGACTAATAGTTTTTCAAACATGAGAATTTAAAATTCTAGAGTGCTGTAACAGTTTATAGTAGATAGGGGTTATTGATTTGGGGTTCTACGAGTATTCTTAGCACTCTGATCTATTTATTCCAACTTCAACATCTTTGAGTACTCATATGCATAAACCTCTCGGTTACCTTTGATTCCCCAACCCAACCAGTAGTAAGCAGGTTTCATGTAATAAGATACAGTCTGTCCACCGCCTTCAAATTGTGGAAGGACACGTTGAAAGATAGGTTCGTTAATCATATAACGTATCTGACCATCCAATGAGGACGGATTACAATCATACTTAGCACAGAAGTTTCCAAGACCCTTGTAACGACCGATAGAAGTCCATTGGATCAAACCATATCCACCACTCTTACACTCGGTGTAGGAGACGCGAGCACCACCCTCGCAAATGTTAGGGATGAACTTACTCTCCTGCTTGATGTTACCCATGATCGTAGAAAGAGCATTGCGATCAGTGATCTTTGTTTTTTCTTGAATCAAGAGGAGAACATACTGTTCCTCTGGAGTACAGTCTTCACATTTCCACTGTAGTTCTTCAACTTCTTCATATTGAAGTTGAGGTGGTCTTACAGGAGATGCATCAATCTGAACTGGGGTAAGAACCGAGCACAGGAGAAGTGAGGCAATAGTAGAAATTTTCATTTAATTATGAAACGTTAGAAACATTAATGAATGTTTCTTTGTATTCTTCATAGAGTGAGATAGCATCCTCAAGACGCTCATCATCAACCAATTCATGTATACGATCCACGATATAATCGCGAACGGTCTCCTTAGATTGGTTTTCCATCGAAGTAATCCTTCCTGAAATAACGACTGAGAACGTTCCTATTGTAATACGCAGGTTGTCCGTTGTCAAGCTGTTCAGTCAAGACGTTGTTCACAAAAAGTTGACGAGTCTCCTCGTAATTTACAAAGCCCTTTGTGGGGTGAACGGAAAGTATCTCTCTTCTGAAGGAACTATTTCCAATTCTACGGCGTTCTTCAGCAAGTTCGTCAGAACTTCCGTAGTATCTTTTCCAGTCGCTCTCACTTTTAACTCTCCTAGATTTACCTCTAGGCTTTCTATGTTGCCAAAAATATTTTCTGCCGATGTATTGTCTTCCGTCTTCGAGATTTGAGATCCTGTATACAAAACCATAGTTGTCGCCAATGTCATCAGACTCAAAGCACTTACCATCGTACATCCAAGGGTTAGGATAGGAGCATGTGCTAGGAGAAGTTTCCCCTTCTCCCTCAGTCTTTCTCTCAGGTTTGCCATTCAATTGAATTAATAAAACTCTAAGTTATATAGTCAGTTATGGCACAAACTTATTGGGTTGATATCCCTTAGAATTAAATGGTTTGCCAAGTTTGTCTGGAACATATTTTGAAGATCCATCACCTTTTGGTGCATACTTTCCACCATTACCAAACAGTTTGTCATATCTCTTGGCACTGACTGTATTTCCAGTTCCACCTGAACCCAATGGGTCTCCAACAACTTTAGTTCTCTGGTAATTAGTTCCACCTGTTCTGTTTGTTTTTATTGCTTTAAAATCAGTCATCTGATTGGCACCAGATGCTTGTCTAGTATTAAATCTACCACCAGTTCCAGTGGGGACTGCATATCTATATGTGGTTTTGTATTTGTTCTTTGCCCCAAACGGAAGGCCACGTTTATCTAATCTAGGTTCTTTAGATCTGCTTACTGGTTCAGGTCTCTCTGGCCTGTCTGGTCTGTCTGGCCTTTCAGGTCTTTTAGGTCTCTCTGGCCTATCTGGCCTCTTTGGTCTTTCAGGTCTTTCTGGTTTTGGTTTCCGTTTAACCCTCTCTTCGGGTTTTTGTTTTGGATTATTTCCTCCGCCTGGTTGAGGATTAGGTTCACTTCTCATCTGAAGACTGCCACCAACACTTACAGATCTCTGAGTTGTAGGAGCACTGGATGTGCTAGCAGAAGTACCTGGAGTTTGAATAGCTTGTGTAATACCACTTCCAATCTTATCACCCTGCCCACTAACTTTATTTTGATCGTATCTAATTCCGGCTTTGTATTGTTTTGTGTTATTACCGCCGCTAACACCTCCACCTACACTAAAACCACGTCCAGGTCTAATAGAAGCTCCAAAGGATGCACCACTAACTTCTGCAATAAATT